AAACTCTACCGATTTCACAGGTTCAATCGCTATGTCTACATATAGTTCGTTTCTGTCTATTCTAGCAGCAGTGTTGTTGGTTTCGTCACACACTACTAAGAAGTCATATAAGGCTCTCTGACCCACTAATTCTAACAAGAATGATTCGATAGCTGATTTGATTTCATTTCTTGTCAAAGTATCGTTAGGTTCAAAAATAAACGGTTTAGCTATCTTGTCTAATTGTGTTCTTAGATAAACAGTCAATCTTGAAACGTTAATTCTATCTAGAGCCGAGCTTGCTGTGGCTTTGGTCAAGTTACCGAAGTTAACAATACCAACTCCTGAGAATTGTGTGATTGGATTTATTTTAGCAGTATGCATGCTGTCTCTCACTGATTCAGTCAATGACACTGTCTGGAATTCTCCTGTTGTAGAAGCAATATATCCTACAGCAGTAGCATTATCAATGATACCTCTTCTTGTACCAGCTGGTGCAAACCATGGATGTCCCACATTATCATTTGTCGCTAATACTCTCAAGATCATGTGACTTGGGGGCACCACGATAGTTTTTCCTGTGTTGTCTGTGGTTCTTCCTGATGGATAAAACACTCCCATGTATTCGCTGGAAGTAACTAGACCATCTTCACCGTTGTCTGCAGCATTTGCAGAATTGTTCGCCCAGTTTGTGATTGCTGTTGCTGTGCTGGCCAATCTCATAGGAGTGTCTCCTACCACAAATGCGGTGTAGTTTCTGTCAGCATTTAGGTTCACCATTTCAGAAATCACTTCTGGGTATCCAGGACAAGCAATGATGTTGAAACCTCTTTGGTCTTCTCTGATTGCTTGGTTGGTGCTGATCTCTGATTTCAATTGCTGCACGATTACTTTTCTTTGAGCTTTTCTACCAAATGTGCCCGAACCATCAGCATTGTTAGCATTTTTGGTCACCCATCTGTCTTTGTAATATGTGGCCACGCTCTCGTTGCTGTTGTATCTTATGTTACCTTTGCCGCTAGATCCAGATCCTGGATATTTGGCAGTGGTAATATAATTGTTTTTGTATTCTTTTACGTTGTAGCCAGATCTTCTAGTGTTCCATAACAACATACCTTTTGGATATAGAGCTGGGTCCGGAGCATCTGGGTCTAAGAAGTTGTCAGTTAGAAGATCTTTGATACTGGCAGCATCGCCGGTTCCGCCCTCTGAGTCTGTATCTGTTCTTGTTGAAGCTTTGTTCCATCTTGCATCAGCAAATAGGATACCGCTCTCTGTGGTTTGATCAGTTTTGTCAATCAACACAAAATCTGCACCATCGGTTAATGTGGTATCATATCTGTAAAGTTTTGGATAATTTTCTAAATCACTTGAGTCGATCCATAGATCACCGTTCACCAATGCAGTGCCGTCTGACTGCGTGGTGGGTTTGGTTGCTGTGATTTGAGGGCCATTGGGATCAGAAGTTGTTAAACTTACTCCATTCAATGTTCCATTTTTATAACCAACCCATGTGGTGCCGTTGTGTATAAGGATGTCTGCCTCGTAATTGGTGTTGTACCATAAAGTACCATCTGCTGGTTCGTTGCTAGGAGCAGTTACTGAAGCTGTGTAGCTCAAACGTTTCCAGTTTGAAGCCATTACTATTGCAGGACCTGTAGAATCTTCTGTGGCACCTGCTGGCACGTCATACAAATTGTCTACCAGTGTAGAAGAATTTGCAGTGTATGTTCCATAGCTGTGAGCATTCGAAGCACCGAATCCGGCATCAGCTAGAGCTGTGCCTGAGTCCACGTCCCACATTCTAAATTCACCACCCTTGTTGTGTGTGATTCTTATGTAATCATCTGTGGTGATTTCTGCTGTGATGTTTGTAAATCCAGCACCATTGATAGCAGCAACAAAATCTGTATTCGCTGTACCACCCAGTGTCACTGTTTCTGATTGCTCTTCTAGAGCAGCTTGACCCACTAATGATTCAGCAATCTTGATTGAATGTCCTGCTGTGAAAGTCGCTGCCGCGGTTTTAGATGTGATAATAGTTTTTCCACCTTCATATCTGAATACTTGGAAGTCTCCCAGATTATCTGTAGAGTCGAATGCACCAAGTATTGATTGTTCAGTCACGTTGTACTGAGTGTAAAGTGTGCCTGCTGTGATTCCGCTACCGCCATTCACAGGATCTAAACCATAGATCGCTGCATGGTTGTTGGCATAGAAAGGAGCATCAACTACTGTCCATGATTTTGAGCTAGAATTATAAATTTTTACAGAAACGTCAGCACCAGCATTTGGTGTTGTGGTTTTAAACCATACAGAACCTGTTGGTCTATTTTCTTCTGCAGTTTTCCACAATGGTCTATTGATGTGAGAAGCTTGTAAAAATTTTGCAGTTCCACCAATAGCAGTTTTCCATGCTGCACTGCCCACTTGTACCCAAGTGTTAGAACTTGTTTTGTAATAAATTTTATTTGTGACATGAGTGGTATTGATAGCATATTGACCAAGAGTGCCAATCGATGTTAATGGAGCACCTGTAGATACACCACCCACTAAATCATCTACCGATGTGATATAGATAGGAGTGATTGTAGTGAATGCCTGATCTGTTGCTGACCATTCAAAAATACCCGGCACTGTGGAATTAATATCTAACCAGTAAGTACCGTTGGTCGGTGCTGCTGCAGGAGCAGTTGCTGAGCTCACTAGTTGACCTAGATCAACATTGGCTCTCAGTACGAATGCTCTGTTAGCGATACCTAAGAATGAGTATGCTGCTTGTAAACCATATTCATTTAACTCATAACCATTCAATGAATTGTTTCCTGAATCTGTATAGAATTTTGGATCTCCAAAAGTCTCAGTTAATTCTCTCTGAGAAGAGATCAAATATACTGTGTTTGCATTGGCAGTTTTGGTGCCTGCTGCTACGGCTGTGCCTGCTCCGTTAGTTTTGTCCTGAGCAGTTGCTACAATTATTAAAGGGGTAGTATTCCCGTCTGATGGTACGTAGAAACTTTCGTTTATTACTGTGACTTCTACGCCTGGTGATGTTAATGCCATTGTTAGTTCTCCTTGCAAGTATAACTAGACTTATTTATTGTTCTGCACGGTTTTTGCGACGTTATCTTGACATTTTTGGTGCCTATATAGGGCACGTAAATAACACTATGAAAAGACCTTTATGTAAAACTTGTAGGAGTAAACCCAAAGCCTATGGCTATCGCAAAGGAGCCAAAATCTATTGGCGCAGTCAATGTGATACCTGCATACGCAAACAAAAGAACTTAAAAGTCAACGGTCCTGCTCGTTGGTTCCTTTCTGGATATCGTAAAAAAGCTCGCTGTGAATTATGCGGATTTAAATCAATCAATGAGCAGCAAATGGATGTGTTTCATGTGGATGGCAATAGAAACAACACCAGTGTCTATAATTTAAAAACTATCTGTGCCAACTGTCAAAGGTTAAAAAGCACCCAGGAGTTGGGATGGTCTATTGGTGATTTAGAAGTAGATGATTAATCATATGATCCACTTGTGTTTTTAAGTCTGCCAAACTACCTGAGTTGTCTATCTCATAATCAAATGTTTGTCCAATCCAATCCCACTCACTTTGATGCACTGTTTTTTCTTGCATTTCTTCTTTTGAGGGTATGGGTCCTCTTCTAATCAGCACGACCTTGCCTTTTAATGCTCTGATGGTTTCTATCTCATTAACGAATCTTGTGTCGCTGAGCACTATTTTTCCTCCATTGTAGCGAGCAATGAATGAATCGATCCAAATACTGTCATGAAAATGTCCTCGCATGACTTCTGTACCCCAATATTGTAAAATGTATCGAGGAGTTACTGGTTTGTTAAGTTTGTTGCTCCAGTAAGGATCGATTCTTTCCCTCCACATGCGACTCTCTTGTGTGGCTCCTTCCAGCAATGCCCTATCCCAACCAAATATCACACTCACAGCATCTTTTAATGATTTTGCAAAACTGTCTCTTTGAAATCCGTGATTGTTAACCAAACATTCTGCCACAGTGTCTTTACCAGATCCTATCAATCCTACCAATCCTATCAGCATAGAATTATATTACAGGTTTTTTATTCTTTTTGCAATCTCTTGTTTGACTTTTTTTACGGTCTTTAATATTTGCTCTCGCATTGCGGATTGATCGGCCACGTGACTCATATTTTCCAATGCGGTAACTAGATCTTCTAGCTCTTGAAAGGATAGATCTTGAATTTTTTTAATGCCTGTGTTAGCCATAATCAAATATATTTAATCTGAAGTTTTAAAGAATTAAAAGATAATAAAAAGAATTAACCAATAATAAAACTGGTTGGATTGCCGCCATCCATGTTGAGAACAATCTCTTGATCCAATTTTTCCATCATGGCCATGCCGTCTTGTTTCAGAGCTTCACCATTGAGGGTGGTTCCTCCCTGTGGTCCATTAATGGTTCCAAATTTGCTTCTTGCTTCTCCCAGCATCACTTTGCTGACTGCCAACGTGTAATCTCTAAGCCATGGCTTTATGTAGATATCGTTCAACAACACTATGTCTGGTCTAAAATTGTCAGTGTGCAATATCACTCTCTCGGTGTCTATCCTAGGACGTTGTGTGATAGTCAAAGTCTTTGTTGAATTATCATAATGAAACTGTATAAAGGAACCAAACATCTTGCCCACCAATTCTTGATATGATGCAAAAGCATAATAAGTGGCCAATCCTCCTGTAGCACCCGCCCTCAAAAGATAGGTATTGGTATAGGCCAAATTGAAAGGTTCAAATAATGTTCCTCCCTGGCCATCTCCTCGAGATCCCACTGTGGCTCTACCAATCTCTCTGACATTGATAATCTCGTTTGGTAAGATATATTTGTTTTGATTTTCTTTGAGATCTAAAAATGCATAGCTTTCTTCCACCGAGTTGTTAGATCTCTGTCTAAATCTGTTTAGGGCTCTTTCCAGTGCAATTTGATAGTGTTTTGGGTCTAATTCTACCTCAATCATGCCATCGCCCAGCATGGTTTTTACATAATCAAATACTTGTTGTTGTGCTGTTTGTAACTCTGACATATGGATATTTATGGCTAGATCCTTTTCCATAAATATGGTTAGTATGCCACGTTTATCAATATACAAGCCAGAAAAAGGCAACGATTACAAGTTTTTTGATCGCAATATAAATGAGATGTTCCAGGTAGGTGGAACCGACATTTTCCTGCACAAATATATAGGAATATACGATCAAGGCGAAGAAGGTACCAAGGATGGTGATGCCAGCCCCTCACAACCTCATTATACCGGTGACAGCTTGAATGATAGAACCATACAAGATCTGTTATTTTTAGAAAATAGAGACAGAAAATACGACAAAGATGTGTATGTTATCAGAGGTATCTATAACGTACAAGACACAGATTTCAATCTCAGCCAATTCGGCATGTTCCTACAAAACGACACACTATTCTTAACAGTGCATCTCAATGATGTTGTGGAAAGATTAGGAAGAAAACCCATGAGTGGAGATGTAGTGGAATTCCCTCATTTAAAAGATGATTACAGTTTGGATGCCAGCATACCCATTGCTCTAAAAAGATTTTATGTCATTGAAGATGTGAATAGATCTGCAGAGGGATTCTCGCCCACATATTGGCCACATCTATTGAGATTAAAATTAAAAACGCTGGTGGATAGCCAGGAATTCCGTGATATAATAGGAGATGCTACCACAGAGGGTTCTCTTGCAAGTTACATGAGTACCTATAATAAAGAAAGAGAAATTAATGACGCAATCATTAATCAGGCAGAAGCGGATGCTCCCAAATCAGGATTCAATTACAAACAATTTTATGTTACACCCATCGACGAGCGAGGCAATATTAGGATAGATGGTGTAAATGACCAGGGACAGACCATATCCAGCGACAAAACTATTAATGCAGTGATCGATTCGCCGGCCAGCAGCCATTATGGATTCTACTACAACGGGGATGGCATACCACCCAATGGTTATGTGGCGGGAGCTGGAACCAGTTTCCCAACATCAAACGTCAACAAAGGTGACTATTTCTTGAGATTAGATTTTTTACCTAATAGATTATTCCGTTTTGATGGAGTGAGATGGCTCAAAGTGGAAGACAGTGTGAGATTAACTACAACTAACAATAATACTAGAAATACGTTTAAAACTGGTTTCGTTAACAATAGCAGCACTTCTACAATCAATGGATTAACAGTTGAACAGAGACAGTCATTGACTGATGCTCTAAAACCCAAGGCGGATAATTAATGCTTCATTTTTACGACGGTCAGATCAGGAAATTTATGACTCAGTTCATTCGAGTGCTGAGTAATTTTTCTATAGAATTGGGCAAAGGCACAAATGGTCAGGTACAATTAAGGCAGGTGCCTGTGACCTATGGTGATATGACTCGTCAGGTGGCCAACATCATTAGAAATAACAGTGAGAATGCTCTACAATCTGCTCCCAAGATTGCTTGTTATATTTCATCATTGGAATATGACCGAGAGAGAATGCAAAATCCTTACCACATAGAAAAACAACATCTCAAAGAAAGAAATTATAACGAATCTACAGGTACTTACGAAAACACATTGGGAGCGGGTTATACCATAGAAAAAGTGATGCCAAGCCCATTTAGATTGACAGTCAAGGCAGACATCTATACCACCAACACCGACATGAAATTACAGATATTGGAACAGATTCTATATCTGTTCAATCCAGACTTTGAAATTCAAAAAAGTGACAACTATATCGATTGGACCAGTTTGAGTTATATTGAATTGCGTGACATAGTGTTCAGTTCTAGATCTATTCCCGTGGGCGCCGAAGTGGAAATTGATGTGGCATCCATGACATTTAGCATGCCTATATGGCTGTCTCCCCCTGTCAAAGTTTCCAAATTGGGAGTGATACAAAAGATCATCATGAGCATCTATGATGACGATGGTGGCATCACCAAAGGATTAATCGACGGAACATTAATATCAAAATCTTATGTGACTCCCAACAATTATGCTCTGTTGTTAACGGGCAATCAATTGAGGATGTTAGGCAGCACAGGTATCAATGTGGGAACGGGGGGCGATGGATTCTACACAGGAGCTTATGAATCAACCACACTGGATCCTTTCGAAACATTTGGTCCCCCGGTCAATTGGAATATATTATTAAATCAATATGGAAAAATTACTAACGGATTGAGTCAAATTAAATTGACGCAGGAGAATGGCAATGAGGTCGTAGGCACCATATCAACATCTCCATTAGACGAAACTATCTTATTGTTTAATATTGATGGAGACACCATACCGGCCAATACCATAACTTCTGTGAACAAGATCATAAATCCATTAACATTTGATGCCAGCGCCACTCCAGCCAACGGCACAAGATATCTTATTACAGCAGATATTGGAGACAGCACACAGTATTGGCAGGGGGGATTAAATGCTCAGGCCAATGATATTGTGCAGTACAACAGTGCCACCAACACTTGGAGTATTGTTTGGGACGCATCAGAATTTGATTCCACAGTGGAATATGTTACCAATCTTAACACGGGTATTCAATACAAATACAACGGCACGAACTGGGTTAAGAGCTATGAGGGTGTCTATATTGCAGGCAAGTGGACACTCGTGCTATAATAATTAGATGCAAGAAAATATCATATGTTCTGGTGCGTTGTTCTACGCAGTAAACACAAAGAGATTCCTATTCCTGCAACGCAATGATGAAAAAACTCGTGGCATGTGGGGATTGGCAGGCGGGCGAAACAAATACACAGAGAGCGCCTTTGAGGGATTAAAAAGAGAGATACAGGAAGAAATTGGATTATCCGCTGCCTTTAAAAAAGTTATACCATTGGAATTATTCACCAGCAATGATCAAAAGTTTTTCTTCAATACCTATGTGATCTGCGTTACAGAAGAATTCCTTCCCAGACTGAACGAAGAACACTCATCATATGCCTGGTGTGCGTTCGAGTGCTGGCCGAAAAATTTACATGCCGGACTGAGAAACACTCTCAATAATAAATCAATAAAAGGAAAACTTCAGACTATATTAGATCTAATTGTGTAGATCGGGATACATCCTGTGCAGTGCTGATCTGTCGATCCATGGATACCAATAGGCAGTGACCATGTCTACACATTTGTACACGTGGTTCCAGTGTGCTTCCATCCATTCTAACTCGTAGGTGTATTCCTGGAAATTGCCGGCGTTGGGCACAACCTCCACATTGTAAGTTCTATTGGTTTCGGTCTTTGGAGACATGAAATTAGGAAAGAAGTCCATTGGATTGAACATATTGTAGTTATCTAAAATAATAAATTATTTTAGCTCACTATTTCAAAAAAACTTTCAATAGATGTTATAGCGGCTAAAACTAATAGCGCCACCAACATCAGAGCCACTAGAGCACCATAGAAGGGCTCGTTGCGGTCGTAGTGGTCTTTCACTTTTTTCTTGATCTTGCTAAGCCAGCGATTTTCGCATTCATTATACGGTTGCATTTTTTAACTTCATATGATCACTGAGCCCGTTGCCGAGCTCAGTGAGTCGTTTTTGGGTATTAGTTTTTAGCTACACCGTTGGTGAAAACTGAATAGAATTTCTGAACATTGTCTTGAAATTCTTTCACGTTCTTCTGAATGGTTTCGGGCTTGAAACTCTCCTGAACTTTTTCATTAAACGATTTCACGTTTTCCATCAACACTTTGGTTTGTTCAGCAACATTTGAACCATTGGTTACAAATTCGTTGAACTTCTTAGCAGTGTCGATGATGTCCTCTGCCGTCATCATTGGGGCTTTGAACTCAGCAACCACTTGCTCACCATCTTTCTTTACGGTAGCTTCGTATTCTGCTAATTTGATGTTGTAGTTGAACTCAGCCATTTGTTTGGCAAGTCCTAATAGGTCGGCACGTATTTCGTAGCCGCTTTTTGATTTAATGTTTGACATAACTAAACTCCTTTCTGTGTGTGTGTTTGTGTTTTTGTTGTGTCAGCTATATTTATAACACGAAACGGGAGACCTGTCAATATAAATGGTGAAATTGTGCGTTTTTACCACTAATTTAAGGTTCTTTTGATTCTGGGTCTTGGCCAAACAGCTCCACTGGTAGGTCGCACTTTGTAGTTTATTTTGGGATAAACATTACCATCATAGGGTCTTTCTGGCTTATAGAATAAAAACAAGTTTGGAGCTCCCTGTATGTCTCGACCATCAGCAGGACCCCCGGATGTGACGGTCAGCTGATCCGCTTTGGCAATGGCAGTGATATATGATTTGGCACGCTCTTGGTTCATTTCTGGATAGGTTTCCAATGCACAAGCGAGTACACCACATACCTGAGGAGAAGCCATGCTGGTTCCTGATAGTTTTCCTATAAAACCACTACCTCGAGGATCACTGATTCCACCAGTGTACGAACTGATGATGTATGTGCCTGGAGCCCATATGTCCACGCCCGGTCCGCAATCGCTGTATAAAACTTTTTTATCCAATTCCACAGTGTCCACCGAACCCACGCAGATGTTGGGTATGTCATAAGTGCCTGTGGAGCTGCCGTCACCCGCGGCGTCATTGGCCGTTGGGCTGGTGCCTCTCATGTAATAATAAGGATTTGCCACGCTGGCGGGATATCTGTTGGCCATCTCGAATGTGTTGTTCCAATCCGCACCACCTGGCACGTCATGCTTCCATCTGCCGTTTCCGGCAGCACCCACCGTGATGATACCTTCATCTATCATGTCTTCGATGTCTTCGTCCATGACTGATACCCTTGATGGTATACGCTGTCCAGAGATAAATCCCCATGCATTTAATTCAGCTGTTGTGAAAGTTGAACCACTCACAGTTTTACGGTTGTTTGCGCCCAGTTGTAGATCTATCTGTTCAGGAGTGGCCTCATAAAATACCCACTCATTCACCATTCCGGGGCTGCCCAGTGTACCTGTGGAGTTGGCGTTTCCCTCCATTCTGATCCTGTAGGTCCTGTTAGGAGCCGATCCTTCAGTGCCATAGTAGATTCTCTGCACGGAGTTGTCGTCTGAACACCACATGATTTTTGGAAATCCAGGATTGGATGGTCCTAAATTACTGTAATTGCTTGATCCACCACCAAAAGTGATGAAATGGTTAGTACCCACATGGATCTGATTGTAATTGGTACCAAAAAATTTCACGTTGAAAGGCAGAGACAATGTCCAATATCCGTCGTCGTTGTTCCCCACGGTAGGGGTGGTGCTGGATGTTAAGCTCGCAGCGCCCAGTAAAGAAGTTGCCAGTGTGGTCACTGTCGCAGCATCTGTGATGGTTGGGTCATTGTCTATCAATATGTCCATGTCGAAGGCATATACCGGTGATGTCACTTCTGCGTTGCTGATAGTCGTTGCGAACACAATAGAATAATTGCCTTTTGACGCCAGTGTGATGGTCTCGTCGATCACGTTAGTTGTGTTGGCAGTGCTGTCTGATCTAGGTCCCACTGTGAAAGTATTCACAACGGTGCTGTCGCTCTGTCGAGTCACTGTGATACTGGTCGTGAGAGTTGTGGTTCCGGAACTGCCTCCCGCCGACACGTCACTCTGTATTCTAACACCAGCATTCACAGTGTCTGTGTTGATCACTATGGTGTAGCTGGCCGCTGGCTGGGACACCCCTGCGATGCTGGCGTGATATGGATTTTCTTTGGTCCATGAAGACGGATTGGACACGATACTACCTTCTCCCTGATCTGCTGTTCCTGTAGTTGTGATTCTATTTCCGTTGTTTTCAAAATTGACTAATGTGGCCAATCTTGTTGAGGCTGTGCATACTCCGCTGAATCCATTGAAAGTGGTGATTCCACCGGCCGGAACATGTCTGGTACCTCGATAGGTCACCGCGGTGATGTCATTGAAGGACCACTCACCGGGGAATATGCTCATACCCCAACTGTTGTTACAGATGGTTGGATTCTTTCTGCCCGTGGCAGCATTGACTGATTTATTAGCATGAAATTGTCTCACATAATCAAACACATATCCAAAATAATAACTGCCTAAATCATTTCCTGCATCATAATAGATGTTGTAGATGTTGGCACCTCTGGCCCAGCCTTGGGTGTTGCCGGCCACAGTGCCCGATACGTGTGTGGAGTGGCCTCCTGTGCCATAGACATAATTGCTTGCCGCTATACCTTTGACTGCGGGGTCGTGTTGGAACCAGTTGTATTGCACAGATCTGTTGCCTCCGGTGCCATCGGCATTCACGGCATATTCTGGATGATTCCACACAATTCCGTTCTCATCTACGATCACACAATCCACATTCCTTCCGATCTGGGTCAATCTAATGGTCCCCGTCAACGCAGGTAAGGTTCCTGCTCCGTCACCTTGATACCCCGTGCCTCCCCAACCAGTTCTCTGAGAACCTTCCCAGCATCGCAACAATCCCCAGTTCTTCATGGTGCTACCGGTGCTGCCGGATTTGTCCCATGCCGTGCTGGTCTGTTGTGTAGAATTGGTCAGTTCCTCATCAACGAATAATCCTGGTTTGGCGCCCAACAATCCTGCATGTATCTCAACTGATTTTACTCGTGGATCCGTCCTCAGCTGAGTGGCTTCCCATTCGGTCAATCTGTAGAGTGTCCCCCTACTCAATGGTCTACGCTCGACGCATTCTATCGCACGGGTCAGTTCTAATCCTTCGGGGGTTTGATTTTCGGTTTCTAATTCGCTATATATGGATTCTAAATCTTCTGCGTTATGGACCACTACATAGTATTCATTGGTCTCTATAAATCTTGCCGATGTTGAAGGCCTGTCAGCCATGTTACACCTCCAAAGCTACTAAGGTCAATGTTACTGTGATCGCTTGGGTTGAGCCATGTCTGTTGGTCACTGCACAATAGATGTCAGTGGACGGTGTGGCTTCATCGTTGTATCCAATCGCTCCAGGACTTATCAAAACAATTCCTGCGGCAGCGGTTATGACCTCTGCAACCACGCCCGAACCTGGTGTTGGATCTGCTCCTTCTGCCCTTGCTGAATCGCTCGATCTAGCGGCAGTGCTCGTATAAATTCTTATCCAAGCTCCATGAGAAGTCTGAATTTTATATAATGCATAACCTTTGTATCCTGTTATCGTGATGTTGCCCGTGGCACCTTGTGCAATACTGGAAGTGGTTGCTGCAGCAGTGGTCCTGCTGTACAGGCCAGTCACTCCCGCTGCTGAGATTGTGATCTTTCCTTCGGCGTCACTGGTGGTGGTTACACCATTGGTTCCAACGAATTGTATGGTCTCTCCTGAATTTATTGTTCTTGCCGTGGAGTCATCGGCTGCTACTTTCAATGAATATCCACTACCGCCGGCAACTCCCGAACCATCGATTGTTAATGTATCTCCAGACACTGCCGTGGTTATTCCGCCCGATCCTGCGATCTTCAATGTTTCTGCATTGTTGAGAGTGACTCCGGTGGAGTCATCTCCCACGAATGTCATTGTGGCTTGTGGCACGCCTGTGATGGTCAATACGTCTCCTGACATCGCTGTGGTGATTCCCGTTCCACCAGCAACTTTTAAAGTTTCTCCTGAATTAAATGAAGTTCCTGTTGAATCATCTCCAACCACTGTTAGTACGTTTGCTCCTCCACCAGATCCTGTTATTGTGAGCACGTCTCCGCTCATTGCTGTGGTCACTGAACCTGCCCCCACTATTTTCACAGTCTCTCCGTCTGAAATTCTTGTTCCTGTGCTGTCATCGCCCACGAACGTGATACCTTGTGCTGCCGATAAACCCGCAGCAGTGAAATAACCCAAGTCGGCCCATGCTGATGAACCATTTCCAATTTTAATTTTATATGTGTCCGTCTCAAAACCAATTTCACCCTGACTGAGTGTGGGATTGGTTGATGTCCAGTTCGCTGCTGTGTCTCTTCTTACCTGTATTTTATTTGCCATATTATGCTCCGCCTCCGTTTACTGATGTTTCTCCTGCTCCATATGTGGATGCTGCAGATCCTCCATCTAAGTTTAAAGCTGCTATGTCATACACAACAGCTGAACCAGCGGCATCTATATTTAACGTCACTAGCGTGGTTCCACTTATGGTAACATTACCCTCCGCGTCCGTAGCAGTAGTTATTCCGTTAGAACCCACAAATTTAATGGTATTTCCTGTGGATATTGCACGTTGGGTGCTGTCATCCCCTGCCACACTGAAAGTGAATGCCGTGGGACCAGTGATCGTGAGCGTGTCTCCGCTCATGGCAGTGGTGATACCACCGGCTCCTGTTATTTTAACTGTTTCACCATCTGATATTCGGGTGCCCGTGCTGTCGTCTCCCACAAAAGTCAATCCCTCGGCCGTGGCTTCAGCAGATCCTGTGGCAGTGATGGTCAGAGTATCTCCCACCATGGATGTGGTTATGCCCGCGCCACCTGCAATTTTTACAGTTTCGTTGTCTGCAATCCTTGTGCCCGAGGAATCGTCACCCACGATCGTGATACCTTGTGCTGACAGACTGGCATTAGAGTTACCGGCCGGTGGTCTATGTAGACTAACTTTGTATCCTGAAATTTTTATTTCGGCCTCAGAACCGGCGGCTTTTAGATAAACTTGATTGCCTAAAATCTCTACAGAAAAAGTCAAATGTATTATACCATCTGTGGTCAGCTGTGGTCCAACTACAACATATGGATTCGCCTCATCGTGTATCACTATAACTTCTGATATACTGGATTGTGTGTTGTTACTGTCGTGTGCTGATATGGTATAGAAAGCAGCAGTGGCATCAGTTATATGAAAAGAATCTACAGTGGTCTCTGCAGATGATGCAGTAACGGTACCTATAATTTTTTGAAAGTGAGTCTCGTCGGAAGACTCATCATCTGACAATAATAACTTATGCAATTTTAAGTTCAATGTTCCGCCGGTAGAATATGCTTTCAATCTGGCCACGCCATCACTGACGTCGGCGGTGAACGTTATAAAACTTTCGTCGCTGCTGCTGAGAATATTGTAAGTGGTCACATAGGCATCTGTTCCGTCGTGGACCATACACACTTCTGCATTAAGATAGTCGTTAGATATTTGTGCTCCTTCATCCGATACTGATATAAAATATTTTGCCGATCTATATTCATCGATATCCCAGGTATCTATCACTGTTTCTGCAGTGGATAAATTTTCATATCGCAGTGTGGAAGTTCTTCCTATAGATTTTAATCCCGTGTTATCACGCAATGATATTTTGTAAGACTGGACGCTGTTTATCGCGGAATCACCGGTGATTTTATACAATAGATTATCTCCAATCACGGATGCAGATGAAGTGTGTCCTTCTCCGGAGACAAAAGTGCCTGTTCCGACCACAGCAGATTCGGAGATGAATCCTTCTAGTCCGTCATGCACAATACTAATTTTTGAAGCAATCACTTCATCATGCACCTCATCTCTATAAACTTGATAATACAATGCCGAACGTGTTTCTGAAACTGAAAAAGAATCTATTGTTTTTTCTGATGTATCTATGCCTATCTTGGAAATAATTTTAGCATTTTTATCCAACATAGAAGATGGCATGTTCACTCGACCACTGAATATCAATCCCGTCTTGCTGGAGCTGATGGTTTGATCTCCTATGTACACAGTTCCAGACCCAAAGTATCCTGTCTTAAATCTTTTGGTTAATGATCCCAAATCCACAACATCATCTATGGTGGGTATTATCGAAGTATCCACAGTGATGACTCCTGTGCCCGAAGTGCTGATCTCAATGTCTTCGTTGGATCTCTGTCCAGCGATCTTATTGTCGTCGATTAACAAACCACCGGTGTTCAAGGAATCTATGGAACTTGTGCCAGTAATGGTTAGAACGTTTCCAGATATTGATGTATCCACAGAACCTGCACCCACAATTTGCAGCGTTCCACCATCTGCGATCGCAGTACCGGTAGAGTCATCTCCAATAAAAGTTATACCCTGTGCAGGATTGGAACCACTGATCGTTACTGTGTCTCCGGACACCGCGGTAGTTATGTTGGCTCCTCCCGCAATTTTGAATGTTTCGCCGAAAGTCACTGCCGTGCCTGTGGAGTCATCGCCCACTAGAGTGATTGCTGTGTCTGTTTTCTGTGCGTAATTGGTCAGGTCTGGTCCTGTCACTGTGAGGGTGTCGCCGCTCACTGCTGTTGTGATACCAGTTGCTCCTGTGATTTTGAATGTTTCGCCTGTGTCAAATGTCGTACCTGTGCTGTCATCGCCCACTATGGTGATAGGAGAATTGGTTATATAACCCTGCGAAGTCACGTAGGATTGCGTGGCATATGAGCTCAGGTCGGGTCCTGTGATAGTTAAAGTATCGCCACTGATTGCCGTGGTAATGTTCTGTGTGCCAGCAAATTTTATAGTCTCCCCTGTGTTCAACGTGGTTCCGGTGGAATCATCTCCTACCACAATGATGGATGAATTGGTGATGTATCCTTGTGACGTCACATATGATTGAGTGGCATAAGAACTTAGGTCAGGACCTGTGATGGTTAGAGTATCTCCTGATACTGCCGTGGTTATGTTCTGTGTGCCAGCAATTTTGATTGTTTCACCAGTGTTCAATGTGGTGCCCGTGCTGTCGTCTCCCACAAACGTGATACCGGTAAAAGAGCTCAGACTCGTGAAACTCAATTGTCCAGCACCGTTGGTAACCAACACTTGGTTGGCCGTGCCATCTGATGCGGGATAGGTGATGCCGTTGGCGACCAATCCCGAGGCAGTTAGAGTACCGCTCACGTTCAAGCCGTCGTTGATCTGTATGGCCGTGCTGTCATCGGATGATATGGAATTGGTTGTGACAGTGCTGGACTTCAGACCATAGCTGCCTAGGTTAACGTCTGCTGTGGCATTCTGATAGGGCACGAAGTTGACTGCCGATGCTGGGACAGTGGGTATCACTATGCCAGCGCTGGTTGCGTCATCCCAGCGCAGGGTGATGTTGGCCGCGGCACCAGACAGCAGTTGCGCATAGATCTTGACCACCAACCTGTCGGTGAGTCCCATGTCTATCGGCGATCCCACGAAGTAGCTCACGTCCTGCTGCACCAACGAGTTCACTGTCAGGGTCGAGCTGACGTCCGAAGTGAACAGCAGGGTCTCTGTTCCGCCGGTGTTCCTCTTGTAGACCTCCGCGTAGGTGACATAGGGGCTGACTCCTGTGGACTTCTGGGTCTCGTACAGTATCTGCACCTTCCCGGTGGGTATGACCGTGATGTTGGGATATCCCGTGTTGGTTATGAATGATGCCATCAGGGTGGGAGTGGTAGTGACCGACACCGTGGTGGAGGCAACGGATCCCTGCACGTAGGCCGCCAAGTTCTCTGCCTGGTAGTAGGTGCCCACGTCCGCGGCCGTGCCGGTGAATTGGTAATTCTGCAGCGCCGGTGCCAGTCCCGTTAGATATCTTCCGTCCCCGTACAGATATGCGGCAGTGAGGTCATGGCTAGAAAGATTTAATCCCGCGTTCACTGTTATCGCGGATGAGTCCTCGGTGCTGATAGTGGTGGTGATAAAATTCTTCGCATTCAGCGTGCCGGATATGTTGACTCCGTCGTTGATCTGTATGGCCGTGCTGTCATCTGATTGTAGGGTGTTGGCAACTAGAGTGTTCTTTAATACTATTTTACCCGTGCCTGCAGCTGAAACAATGATGTCCTCATTGGATCTGGTACCAGTGATGTTGTTGTCATCGACTATTAATGCACCTGTGTTGAGACTGTTGATTGATCCAATTTCAAAAGAAACGTTACCACTCACAGAAAGGTCTCCTGTGATTGTGGTGTTGCCGACCACGTGTAATGCTGTGTTGGGTTCAGAGGTTCCTATGCCCACTCGACTGTTGGTCACGTCAAGATACAGTAGGTTTGTTTCAAATGCCAGATCGACGCCGTTTCGAGTAAGATTACTCTTTAACACCGATCCAGATATACGGCCTATAGCCATACCTGTGGATCCTCTCTATAAAAATATTTCAACGAGCATTTGCCCGCAGAGCTCTATTACATTGTGAGCCAAACAGTGTAGATATTTATGCTATAAACGAGAAAAGGGCCTTGCGGCCCTTTTCAACTACTG